TTGACTGAATAATTCTTTTTGGTTAATACTGTCCCCGTGCTCGCGGGTGACACCATCACATAAAGTTTTTCCCTTAAGCACAGGCGGTCTCAGAGTAATCTGCTAAAACATACCGCCTTTAACCCCTCAGTGTAGGGGTTTTTTCCTTTTAAGGTCTTACCATACTAGCCAACATGCGATCGTGTATCCTGAGGCTTCCTATAAATAGCTTTAGCCGTCTTCATAGGTCTAGCTTCCAGCACAGGTCTATCTTCATGTACAGCTAACCTTGGAGGAACGTAGAAAGGCTGATCTAAGATAATCCTCTTTGGTATAAACGTGGGAGATGGTGGCGCTTCTTCCCCATCCGACTGCAATGCGTAGACAGACTCAGTGGGGCTATGGGCGTGACAAGGGCCTTTCATCCAGTGGCTTGAATCTAGCTTCCGCATCTCTTCAGCCTTACTCTCCACGCCTTTTGGCAACACCTTCTTCAATGCCTCAGAAATCGCTTGCATCTGTTGCAACGATTGGACGAAGCTGTCGGCAGAGGCGGAGAGGCTTGCAGCGACAAAGTCTAGGGTGTTGGACGTGTCTTGCATTGATGCGTGCAATTCCTTAATCTCAGTAACCTGACCCTTGAGGTCTTTCATAGCAACCTCGTGTCTATCCATCACTTCCCTATGCTCAGCAACGATATCCATGTGGCTTTCAACAAGCTTCCTATGCTCATCCATCTGAAAAGAGATCCTTGAAGCGTACTTCTTAACCTCTTGGTGGATGACAGCGAAGCCTGCGATGAGGGAAGAGGCGAGGAGGACAGCGCCTAGGACTGCTGACATAGCCGTTCCCGCAGCAATCAGCACAGACCCAGAGGCAACACCCACAGAGGTTCCAAAGACTTTAAGACCAAGGACGCCTACGCTCTTTGCTCGTTCAAATAGGGATGGATTTTGGGGTGGGAGGGAATCTTGGATGGTGGATGGCATGGGGAGCCTGAGTTCACGATCACGTGGCATCATGGGGGCTGTTGGTGTAAGGAAGGTGTGATGGATAGATGGTGTTAAAGCGTCTGACCCTGGGCTGTGTGCTGGGGAGAGGCTGTCCACGGGGGAGGGGGATAGGAATGGGTTGGTGGATTGTATATGGGAGGGATGTACAGATATATTTGACATTTTAAATACCATAGTAACAAATTGCAATAATCCGTTACTATATTACACCCACCATCACTTTCTTTTTTGGTTATTAGTTTACTAAGCGTGATGTTGGAGTAATCTTTAAAATAATCGCGTTGATAGATATTGGTCCTGGCATGGTGTTGGACTGGAGTATCTGAGTGATAAGCCTTGTCATAACCAAAGATACAGAGCTTCCCGTGCTGTTCACAACGACTTGCTTCCATACCTGTGTCTGGTTAATTTGGTCGTCATTGTAGCCATCCTCGCTGTCGGAGGAGGAAGACATGGCGGGAAGGTATATGGGCACATACTTGCTGGTGGAAGAACCAAAAGAAGAGGTGGAGAGGGAGGTATCGGCATAGGCAGCTACCGTGAATGAAGACCCCTCAGAAGAGCCTGTCTGAAGCTGAAGCCAAGCGTTACCAATACATATCCCCGACCCATTCTCCAACCCATCGTTGAACTCCTTGGTCTTGACAATGAAGTTGTCTACAACGGTAGCTACCCCCAAACCAACATAGGTTCCACTGTTGCCTGTAATGCTCAAGACAATCTCGCTAGAGCTTAGTACCGCTTCAACAGCGTAGAAGCCATCGTTAACGCCTGTAACGCCAGCACAATTGGTTATCCTGAGCACCTTGCCAACGGAGAGGTTGTGGTTGTAGATGGTGAAGGTAGAGCCGTTTATCCCCGCTATAGGCAACGATATGTCGTTTTGGAAGCCAGCATCATCCCCAAGATCAAACACGTATCCACACTGGTTCCCCGCTGCCCTGTAGGTGTTCCCCGTTCCCACGTTCTGGGTGTTGAATGGGAGGGTGTACTGACTCCATAGCTTTGTGTAGGTGCTTATGTCTTGCCCGTAGAAAGACACGTAGGAGTTTGGGAGCAGTCCGTAGCAGGTGAAGTGGCTGTCTATAAGTGCCCATGTTCCATTCCTGTAGTTGTAGAGGAGGGAAGTGTCTGGAAACTTGTTTTGGTATGAAGAGTTGGCAAGGCTAGGGAAGGTGAACAGCATGCATTCAAGGGAAGCTTCGTTGTAGGAACATACCCGTGAAAGCCCTTCATTCTGCGTAGAAACCGATAGGTAGAGGTCTAGTATGTCTTCATCAAACCGCTTAACATTGGTGGCTGTAGAGGCAACAAACCCGCCTGACGAGAGATCAAAGACAGCAGCGTCCAAAGCTACGGAGGAGGTGGCGTTGCAACCCCCATACTGGGAGCTTATGCGTGTGTAAGCGAAGGGGGTAACGGCGGAAGATGTGGAAAACAACCTAATCTTGTATGTGGGGAAGGTGACGAAGACGTAGTCAAGCTTCCAGTCTATGGCTCCCAAGATCGGCTGGTTGGTTCCAAAGTCTATACTTCCACCGTACACTCCTGCTGGGTATGGGTAGAAAGCTCCAGCGTTGACAGCCCCTATGGGGTTGAGGGATGTGTAGTAGGGAGATCCAAAGTTTATACCAAAGATAGAGCTGTAGAACATGGTGGAAGGCAGGAGCGTGTAGTCTCCCAAGGCAGCTTTGGCGGAGGTGGCTACATAGACACCAAAGAGGCAGAGCCTTCCCTTGAAGTTCAGCATGCACTTGCACCCGCAGATGTACTCCACAGCTAGAGAGCTGCCAGAGGTGAAGCTGTTTATGGGGGGAGCGTAGTTTACCCATCCACTGTTGTAGAAGTACCTAAGCCCATCTTTGGTTGGGTAGGGAGCGTTGCTTGTGAGGTATTGGGCAATACCTCCAGAGACGTAGGCGGGATAGCCTGTGCTGGAAATGCTTAACCGCACTTGGTCGGTGTTGACAATAGACACCACTTGCGCTGTCTGCCCATTCAAGGCGGTAGGACCAACGATCTCGTTTAACCAAACATAGTCATTAACAACAAGACCGTGGTTGGTGATGGTTATCGTTGTCTGTGACCCTAAGGTTATACCTGTGATGGACTTGAACTGCATGCAGGGAACGGTGTTGGTGCACCAGAGGCTGTCAGCAAAGCTAGAGTAGCTAAAGAGGTTGTAGTCTTGACCGTTCCATGAGCAAGTATTGCCTGAGGAGGTGAAGGTGGAGTTGTAGGGAAGGGCAATCGTTCCTGTAGGGTTGTAGGTGTAGGAGTAGGTGGTGTCCCAGATGATGGGCGTGTAGGTAACTCCAGAGACCCAGTTAGCAATACCCATGACAGGCAAGCCAAGGCAAATTGAGACCGATCCCGAAACAACCCCATTAGGGGTTCCTCCAGTGATGGTTATTACGCCAGTGATGTAGTTGATGGTACCTGAAGCGGTACCAGAGGTAATTAAAGTGCCATCTAACGAAGAGGATTGCGAGTAACTATTAACACCGTCAGACAGCAACAGGAGTTGACTGGAAACGTATGCAGATGCAGGAGTTCCAGTAAGAACGTTAAAGCTACCACCGCCTGTGCTGTTAAGAGTCACGTAGTTGGTGCTGGAGCTCTCTATGGTTAGCGCTCCTATAGCCTTATTGCCAGATTTGGGTCTTAGTGAACCACGCTGGCAGAACATATTTGTTAGTTGAGCAAATTCGTCATCTCTAATATTAGCAGGGTTAAGAGTGGTAGAAAGTCCACCAGTAAAGTTTTTAATAACTTTCATACAACCCCCGTAACGGTGACTGTCCACCATTTGTTCTTGGCAGCATTATTCATAGCTTTATTGCTTATATAAACAACGCAAGACGATAGATAGGCTCCTACGCCTCCTGCCGATGGTGTGCCTGAGAATACGGAGTTGTATTGCGCCATAGCCCATAGGGGTGAGGAGTTAGGGGGAGTTCCAAGCCCTGAGTTGACATAGGTTGGGAAGGTTGTGGAGAAGGCAGAAACCAAAGAAGAAAACTTCAGTGTTCCTGTGGGTAAGGTGTATGCGATGTTGTACGCCTGAGTAACGTAGTCTGCTGGTAGAGAGCTCAAGAGTATAGATACCGTCACGGTCTGAAGACGGCTTCCAATGATGGGGGCTGTCCTCACATTTACACGAAAGATTGTGAAGCCATTGGTGACAATAGAGCCTGACTTGTTGTATTGGATATTGTACTTTGCACTGGCAGTGTACTTTACAGGGGTTATCTTCTGAACCGTTGGTGTGGGACCTGGTGTCTGTATCGTTAGAGCGCTAGAGGTTCCATACGCTTGCAAGTAGCCGTTAACCGCTGTGGGGGTGGAAGACTGGTTGGCAAACGTTATCTGCCTGTGGTAGCCAGCATAAGCCTGAGCGCCTAAGGGTATGTGGTTGCCTGCGTAGTCCCTAGCAAGGATGATTGCCTGAGAGAGCCATAGTAGCTGACACTGGATGAAGGTGGGCATAATCTTTCCTTTTGGTTAAATTATGCCATTAACGGTAGCGGAAACGGTGAAGGTTGTGGAGGTTGAGAAGGTTTTGCCAACAGCCATAACCACCCCGTTCGTGTAAGCCCCCTGCCCTGTGCTCACGGTTGCTGATCCAGCCGTTGTGTAGTTTCCCCATCCCTCACCGTTAGCGTAAGCTCCACCAGAAGCGTTGTTGACAAGAATACCTATACCAAAAGAAGAGATAGGGGCGTTTATGGAGAAAGCAGCCCCTGTAGCGTCTAGGTATGGTACAAAGATAGTATTTGAAGAAAGCGTTGAGGCTGGGTAGGTTAGCTGGATAGTTATGACAATGCTACTTGCACCAAGAGGGCATGAGTAGTACACGTTTATGGCAGGCGCTCCCGATATCGTTTGGGACTGAGTCCAATAGGTGCCAGAAGCTAGGAGTGTTGAAGAGTTAAGCTGCTGAGCTACCCCAGTCCCTATGGGTGGAAGCATGTATATATTGGTTCCATCAGAGTACAGTTGCCAGCAACTGTTGGCTGTGGGTGCTGATATGGGGGCAAAGGTAACAACGGTGTGGTATCCAGCGTTTACGGTAGCTCCCAAAGCTACATGGTTTTGCTGGTAAGTGGTTGTCAACGTGGTGTTGTTGGCAACCTGCACAGGCTGGTACAGGGAAGGGCTGCTGTCTGGCTGGGGAGCTATGACAAAGTCACCTAGAGAGCCGTTAGGGTCTACAGACATAGTTTACACCGTGGATACTGATGGAGGATAAGGGTTTTGTATGTACGCCCAATTGGTCATCCCAGAGTTTTGTGGCTGGAAGAACTGATTAGAACGCCTACGATTGTCTGACTGCCTGTAAGTGATACGTTCTACCCCCAGCGTTGCAGCTTCGGCTAGAGGGGAAATAAAGGCCATCCTTGACTCATCGTTAATCTCTGTGGCAATGAGCATCGCTGTCTTGTAGTGCAGGTACTGGAATAGGGTAGAGATGGGGAGGGTGTCGTTAACGGAGGTGAAGGGGGCTGGAATAAGCTGAACCTTTATCTGCACGAAGTAGGGCTGGTTGGGGATGTTGCGTAGGGTGAGCACGTTGTTGTAGAAGAGGCAGGCGGTGGGGCGTGTCCATGAGCTGTTGTCAAAGGTAGCGTATATAGGACCTATCACCTCAACAGCAAAGCTTACGTTAACCTCTCCTGTGTAGTAGTCTACGGTGCCTGAGCCTATGCCAACATCATCGGTAAGCACTCCTGTGCCGTAGTCGTAGAGGTTTTGCTGGCTGCCGTCTGTGCCGTAACCAGTGATAACAACAGCAGGCACAGGGGTTCCAAGGATGTCCTTGTAGCCTCTGGCAATCTCTGGACCAAGCTGAAAGGTGAAGGCTGCTGAAGCTGAGTCAACAGTCTCAATGATGTAGTTTTGTAGGGTGCTTACAAAGTTGTTGTAGAAACGTTGGTTGTCGTCATAGAAGTACAGTCCAGCGTTGTTTAGCAGTGGTGTTCCTACAATGTTTAAGGCGTTTCCCTGTGGGAAAATATATTTGTCTACTCCTGGAGTGGTCATGAATGTCCATAGGGAGCAGAGGGAGAAGTGGGTGAAGTCGTCGGGCAGGGAGAATTGCCAGACACTGTTCAACTTGGCAATGAGCTGGTCATTGCTCAAGTTGTCTTGGTTGGAAGATCCCAAGGTAGCCCTGATGGCTGTGAGTAGGTTCTGAACAGTGTATGTTGATAATCCCGTACCCGTAGACATGTTAGCTAACCATTTCTTGGAATTTTTTTATCTGACTCTTCACGGTGCTTAAGCGAACAAACCTCACATAGGAGTCTGTGCCTGAAACCTGCATAACCTGCTGGAAAGCAAACCCTTCAGAAATCATGCTTGGGTCAGAGACAATCTCATCATGAGTCCTCTCATGCATCTCTACACGGGGGATCTTCTTGTTGGTAGTCATGCAACCAAAGTGCCTGATGATGTAGAGGGGGATGCTCATGGGTCTGTGGGAGGGAAGGCTCCATGTTTCCAAAGCTGGCTTGTCAGGGAGGATGTTGCAGCGGAAGGTGAGGTTGGATACCCGACGCTCTTCAAGGTCTTTATCGTTAGCGTAGTGAGACATGATCACAATAATCCTATTCCTCATGTGCTTGCAAAACTCTTTTTGCTGTTCAGTGAGGGGATTGGGTGAACGCTTCATGGCAGCGTAGTGGGCAGGGTTAACGACAATGGGCTTTTTGGAGTAAATAGCCATGGGGATGTAGTCATCACGCTCAAGGTCTTGTAGGTCTTCCTCGATGGAATGGAAGTCCATGTCATACAAGCTCTTGTTTAGACGGGCAAGCTTGTCGTCTATCTGCTTTTGCACAACAAGCTTCTCTGCTTCAATAAACTCTGACTTCCACTTGAGAGCGATAGGGTCTTGGGGGTTCTTCTTGTTGAACTCTTTTACCGTCTCAACTTTAACCCTTAGCTCCTCTTGAGCCTCTTTCTTCTTGTCTTCATCCATAACTTGATCCTCTATAACCCCTGTTACGGGGTTGTGTTACTCTAGTTACTCTTAGGTCTACTGAACAACAATCTGACTTCCATTTACCCACAGGCTGTTTCCTGAAAGACCAACAACGCTGGTTCCCAAGGTGAGGTAGACAGAGCCTGTCCATGCTTGAGGTTGGTTGTAAATGGTTGGCACTACACCCGCAGGAGTAGCTGTTGGCTTTTGGAACGTTTTACCAAGGGAAGCTTGAACAACAGCGTCGGTAGGATATGTGAAGGTTCCACCTGATGTTGCAGCAGCAACGGTGAGCGTGTTGCCAGAAACCGCCGTGATCTGGTATCCACCAAGGTTGTTTATCAGTGAAGCGTTGTTGGTGTCAAGAATTCTTGCCATGGTTCCATAACGGGAAGGAATGCTGAATTTTATGTAGTTTCCTACCTTCCATCCGCCAACGTTGTTAGCCATAACAACCGTGGTTGTTGTGGTGGATGCAGAAGCTATGGAGGTGATCACTTGCGAGGTCTGTGCAAGCTGAGATCCAATGTTCTGGACAATGGTGAAGGATACCGCAGTTCCAGCAGCAAAAGCGCTGTTGTTAACCCCTGTAAGCGTTATAGCTGTCGTGGAGGTTGCGGTGAAGTTGTAGAAGGCGTTTGCCCACTGGCTTGCTCCTGTCGCCTTGGATAACCAAAGAATACCTGTCTGTCCTGTCACTAACGCTGGAGAGCCAGAAGCAGCGACGATGCCTGTGATGGCTGCTGGGTTGGCAGCGGTGAACGCTGTTCCTGTGTAGGATCCAGTGTAAGCTACTTGGGAGGTTGATGATACCAAGATGCCGTTGGTAGATACGTAGGAAGCTAGCACGGGTTGGGCAGATCCAGCAGCAGCCGTTCCAGCAGACGCTAGGATTCTTGCGCTGTTAGCAGGCAAGCCAACGTTCCAGAAAGAGTCGAAGGGGGTGGTTGCTGTGGTTGTGAGGTTGATAATAGAGCTGTTGTTGTAAACATGCACTTCGTAGGGAGTGAAGCCTAGCTGGATGCTGAGGGGGGCTCCTGTGGAAGTGAAGGAAGTGCCATTGGATGGCTGGTAAAACCTAGTAGATGATGCAGACATTATAGTTCTCCTTATACGGCTGTGTACAAAATGTTAAGCACCCAATCAGGCTGAACAATGGCAGTGCCGATGTAGTTTTGAGCCGATGTTCCCGTTTGCAACATGTTAGAGCCATAGAAAGCGGCCCCTACAGCGCTGATCTGGTGATACATAGAGCTGTGCATAACAATGACGTACGCTTGCACGCTGGTTACCGATCCTTGGATGATGGGGTTACCAAGAAGAGAAAGACCGTTGGTGTAAATAGGCCAGTCTGTGGACACCAAGATTCGGAGGGTTCCGTAAGCTCCTAGCTCTCCAGGTAACGCTGCTTCTTGGTGGGAGTAGTCAGCAACAAGCTTGAAGTTGGTGTCGTTGAGGAAGGTTCCTGAAGCTGCTGCGCTGGTGAGCATGGTGAAACCAGCAGGTTGAGGAGTGGTTCCGTATCTCTGGGTTCCTTCGAGGTTTGCGGTGGTCAGGGGAGCGTTAACGTTTAGCAACGCTGCTGTTGCGTTGTTAGCGTCAATGGAAGACATGTTGGTTGGGCTGTCACCGTTAGTTCCACCGCTGCAATACAACGTGCTGGCTGTAGCTGCAAGCGTTGTGGATACGATGTAGTCTTCGGTTCTTACCGTGGAAACCTCTTGGCTTTGCAAGGTCTTCTGAATCCACTCGATCTGAGAGGTGATAACCGAAGTAACATCCAAGATCGTGCACTGGGAGTACAAGGAGAGCTGAACATCCCTGTTGTAGTAGGAAGGAGCGATGGGGGCTGGTCCAGAGCTGTTGTTGGGGATGGAGTTGGGGAAGAGAGGGAGTAGGGGAATCTGGACAAAACGCTTGGTATTGCCTTCAGCAGGACCAATGCTTGCTCGCATGATCTGTGCTTGAGAGATGGACTGGGGAGTAGGTGTTAAAATGTACTCTGTCCACAACGAGGTGGTAATGGGCGGGTTGAAGGATGGTGAACCCGTTGAGGCAATAGTCATATCATGACTCCATAGTTTTAATTTCTAACAAATTTGTTATATAACGTTTTAGCAAAGGCTTCTTTCTGTTCTGGTGTCGATTTAAAGTTAATATGCGTTATTTCCGCATTTTGTTGGGATTGCGGAGCTATTTGAGCGTTGCCAGAAGAACCTGTGGAAGCCCCTGTCATTGCTTTTGGTACAGAGGCAGTTTTTGCCATTGCCTGCTTAGCCCGCTTTAATACCAACTGTCTACCTTTTAATGGATCTGCTTTAAATACAGATTCGATGGTTTCTTTAAATAACTCGTCTTCGGCAAACATTTGGTTAATAACTTTAGATATCTCTGGACGACTTATCTCTTTATTAAGCTCTTCCACCTTCTCTTTGTATGATCGCTCAAGGACACGCTTCTCAGCTTCGGCAGATACACGTTTCTCCATAGCTGTTAATTGCTTTTTGGTTATGTACTCCGAATCGTCTTCAGCATCCTCTTCCTCTTGAACAGGCTCTTGTTTACCAAAAGAAGACAGCTGAGCCTTCATCTCCTCAAGCATTTGAGCTTGCCTTTCGATGATTTCTGCTTGTCTCTCAATATGGCTCATAAACCGTTCGCTAGATGGAGACTCCACAGCCTTTGCTTCAGGCTCACTCTCGCTGTTGGCGACATCTTCAATATCAGTTTCACTCATCTCGCACCTCTTTATAGTGTTTTAGCAGCAATACAAAGCGTTGGAAGGCTTTTGTGGTGTGCTATAATCAAAATAGCAGGGTTGGTAACTATTTAAGGAGGATGCGCATATGTTTTTTGTTAACAATGATGTGCCTGATAGGGATATAACGGCAAAAATGCAAAGCCTAGAAGAGCAGAGGCAAGATTATACCAAAAGACACCTCAAGGCTATGGTTGATGAGGAGGAAGAGTGGGTTCCCAAGAAGTGGAACGCTACCTCACTATTCTTGCTGTGGAAGGTTATGAATCCCTTGGTGGATGACCCTAGAGTTTTTAGAAGCATAAGGTGTGAAAGAAATGTTCTTTTGCCTGCTCCTGAGTGGGGAACCACACTCTATGAATACGTTAAGGAAGAAAAGATGACCTACACCCTATGGTCTTTGCCTGAAAGAATGGTTATAGAGTGCGGGATGTTTAAAAAGCTATGTTGGGATGAAATCTCAAGGAAATCTATTAAAGATTTTCTGTCGGGAGAACTAAAAAGATATGTAACTGAAAGAAATAACGAACTATTGGGTAGACATGGGATTCAAAAGCTTTGTTAAGGAAATGGGTCAGAACCTGCTAACAGGCGTTAGCGAGAGGAAGGATGGAAGTATCCTTCCTTCGGGGATGCACTCGGTAAGAACCCCTACCATGGGGAGCGATCAGAGAAAGCAGCTAGAAAGTATACAGGGATTGTTGGGGAAGGGAGCTGAGCAGTCCATACAAGGACTGCTCAATCAAGGGCAATCCCCCGTGGATAGGGCTGCTATCAGCAACTTCCAAAGAGATATCATGCCCCAAATAACTCAAGGGGCATCTCATAACAACTTGCTGGGAGCAAGCGGTGTTGCTGGCGCTCAGGCAGACGCAACAAGCAGGCTGGCTGAAGGGTTGGCAGCGCAAAAATACAACGCTATAGGCGATCTATTGGGCAAATACGGGGAGTTTAGCAAGATGTCTCCCTACCAGTATTCGGCCTACCAGAATCCATCCACCAACTGGGGAGATGTTACTGACTTGCTGGGGAAGGATAGGAGCAAGCAGGGATGGGGGGAGACTATAGGAGAAATGCTGGGTGGTGGATTGGGGCTTCTTGGAGGAGGGCCTGGAGTTGCAGCGGGAAGCGCGATTGGAGGGATGTTGGGCAAGGGCGCTAGCTGGATAGCAAGCCTATTCAGGAAGTAGTAGGCGGGCAGCAGTACTAACCAAAAAGAAGAGTGGAGATCTGTTATGGCTGATTTATTTGGTATGGGAACACAAAAGCCTGCACCAACAAGACCTTGGGAAGAGGACATGCGCAGGCAGAAGGAGCTGGACCCCTTGGTGAAGCTTTTGGAGGAGTCGGGGAATAAGATGGGAGCGGCCCTTACAAAGGCAAAGATATCTCCACAAGAGAAGAACGTTATAGCCAAGATGCTACAGCAGGGGAGAGGGCCTGGGGAAGTAAACCAGCTGCAAAGCTTAGTAGACATGATAGAAGGAAGTAAAGACAGAGAAGAACTAGGAAGAAATTACGCTCAAGCTTCAACAGCTATCGCTTCCTCTGGGATGGACCCCTCAAGGATTACGGGGCATCAAAACGCTTTAAAAATAACTTATGAACAACAAGACAGGGCTCTTAAGGACGCAAAGGTTGAAAGCCAAATAAAAGATGTTTATACAAGGGCACTTGATGCGATAGATAAGGCTCACATGTCAGAGGGTTTTGGCAATCTTAGGCATCACATTTTTACGCAGGAAGACCCTGAAATAGCAAGGCTTATTGGTCTTTCAACGAAATTTGCAGGTATGGAGTCTCAGGCGGAAGGGGGGCAGCATACGGTTGGCGTGAAGCAAATGAAAGAAAACTACGACAGGATTGTTGGGCAGATAACTAAGGGATTTGGTGTTGATCCAGAGGTGTTCAAGAAATCTTTAGATGGAGCTATGGAGGCTGGGGGCTTTGGCAATATTGTTGATGAGGTACAAAGAGAGCGGGAGGAGGCTGCTGCATCAGGAAACATGACAGCCTCTAGCAATATTATCTCGCCAACAGTCAAGAACGCCCCCTCATTGGCAAAATACCTTGGAGACAATGGATATACGGGAGCCTCTGTAGCTGTAGGAGCTATTGAGGGTGCTATGAATACCGTTAGCTCATTTACAGGTTACCTTACCCTTCCCCTCAGGGCAGCAGCAAACCTTATCTTGGGATCCAACATACAGGCAAAGCGTTTTGAAGACACGAAAGCCTCAAGAGTTGTGGAAACTGGGCTTAACATTGTGGGAGCAGTAGCGGGAACAGTGGCGCTTTCAGGGGGAATAGGGTTTATTCCAGCTATTGGCTCGGCTGCTGCTACTTTTGCTGCTTCATGGGCGGGAAGCACAGGCGCTGGTGCTCTTTACCACGGCGTGATGGGGGAGCCAAAGACAGAGGACGAAGCCAATAGGAAGAACGCTTTCAAGGAGCTTGGAGAAGGATTTGCTATTGGACTTGCAGGCAAAGGTATACGCTTTCTTTACAGCAAAAATGCGAACAGGGCAGCTCAGCCACCTAACCAGCCACCTAACCAGCCACCGTCAGGAAGAACCCCTACAGGCGGGAAGACATCAGCTGGGAAGCAAAGCCAAACAAGAGATTTTGACCTAGATGTTACTCCACAAAGCCCTACAGCAACACGGCTTAACACTATAGGCAAACATGCTGGTTCTTCGGGAGTTATCGCTGCAACTATCAGGCAAGCGAACGGGGTAATACCTACAGATAGCAGGCAAGATATCGTTAAGGAATCTATGAATAACGCCAATATTGTCACCGAAGCTATAGCTTCCCTTGGCTCAACCGTTGAGGGGTCAGAGATAGCTTCGAAAAGGTTGGATGTTGCTCAGGATCTTGCAAGGTCAATAGCTAGCAACTCTCAGGAAGCCTTTGGGCTGGAGAAAAAATACCAAGACTTGGTAAAGGCTGTCGAGAGTATGGATCCACTAGATCCTCAAAGAGCTGCAACCATTGAATCTATGCGGGCGGCTGAGCAATCGGCTACCACTGCATGGGCAGGGCTAAACCAGTCCATTGAAGGCTCAGCAAGCATAGCTAACGCTATCATAGGCGCAGCAATGGCTAATGACAACCCGTCCCTGTCGCAAGAGCAGGTGCAGAAGGCGCTGGTAAACGCTATAAATACAGGGACTAGGGTGCCTGATCACTACCCGCTAACATCAAAGGTCATAGGAGAGGCGCAACAAGCTAATGTATCCATCCCAAGAACATCTAATCCAAACCAGCTGTACCAAGAAAATAACGCTGAAGGCAAATGGCAACAGGAAATGGCCATTAGAGAGCAGGAAGCTACGGATAAAGCTAGAAGTGAGGCTCTTGCCTTGGATAGAAGAGCTTACAACATGGACAAGGCGAACAAGGAAGCTGCTAATGCTGTGGCTATTAAGGAGAATACAGATAAGGTGTTTGGTGTTATAGATTCAGGTTTTGGCAAACCAAAGGTTATCAGGAATGACACAGACCTAGCCAACAAGCTGTACAAAGACATTAACGCCCTTTACCAAAAAGAGATGGAGCCACTAAACAAGCGTTATGCAGCCCTAGACAAGCAGCTAGCGCGTATGCATGTACCCGAAGAGGCTATGGATGGGATTAGAGAGGCAGCATCCACAATAATAAATGATATTGAGCAAGCAAAAATACATTCTTCAGAATCTAAAAAAGCAAGAGAGCTATTAAACCAAATTACCCACGAGCATTTTGATAACTTGCTGCAAGTGCAACGAACCATACGGCAGATAAGAAGTATAGCCAACTACGAATCACCCCAAGGAGACCCAAAGAACGTTATCAGGATAACATCAAGACCACTGGAAGAGGGCATGGAAGAGGCGCTTAGGCTGCTTGCAGATAGGGAGAGCGGGGTACCAACTGTTGCTGGGCGTGGGAAGAAGAACACTGCTAACGCTGTTAGGCAGGAGATAGAGGCGCTTAACGCTCAATACAGGGACGTTAAGGAGAGGCTATCAAATCCAGCGATAGAAAGGCTGAGGAGCCATAAGGCTGATAGCGCTACAGCAGCCCTTAATGCCCTAACATCCAACCCTGAAGAGTTTGGTAGGCTGTCGGCAGCTTTAGGTCGAGACAACCCCGACCTGAAAGCCCTGCTATCACGTAAGTTGAAGCAAGAGCTGGAGCCATCGTTGCGTATTGGAGACAAGCAAGGTATGGATGCGCGTGTTGATCAATGGGACTCAGAGAGCATGCCCTCATTGCCTATAGGATTGGCTAAAACCATCAAGGCTATACCACTACGGGAGCCAAAGCATATAGGCAACTACAGGGCAAGGGACGTGTCCTCAGTGCGTGCCAACCCCAGAGAATGGTTCAAGATGCCTCCAGCGTCAGTTAGGGTGGAAGACATGAGTGATGATGAGGTTTGGGGTATGCTGAACACCATGGAAGGGACAAATAGATTTTTGGCTAATACCCCAGACACACAGGCAAGGCGTGAATTGCTAACCGAACATGCTGTGGCTATACTGAATACAGGTAATCCCAAAAAGCATAGGATAGGATATGCTATACGTGAGCTTGAACATAAGGGTTTTGAAGTAAGTGAGAACGATCCACTAAGCATGGCAAGCCGTTGGGAGGATGTTGTAAAGCAGAAAGATGGCCCCAAGGCTGCACTGGTGAAAAAACAGCTTGGAGATGAATCCTACGAGGATCTCAAGAAGTGGATTGAGTCAGTAGCAAAAGACGCTGAGACTATTGTTAGCGCTAGAAGTGTTACAAAATATGCGTTAGCAACAGCATTACACCCTAAGGGGTGGCTGAGTGGTGTTGTTGGTGCAGCGATGGCTGCATACAAGCAGGCCTTGGCGGCGCAAGCCAAGCAGAGGCTACAGCAGCAGGGGATAGCAACCAAAAAGAAGAAGAGTGCGTCATGAGTGGTTTTAAGGCTTTCACCAAAAAACAACTAGAGGTGCTGTCACAGGCACCCGCCAAGATAGAAATATACCATGGGCCAGTTCGTAGTACCAAGACTGCAACGGCAGCTGCACGTATCTATCAAAATATGCTAGAGGCTGCTCAGCACGAGAAGCAGCCAAACATATCTGTAGCAGCGAAAAATATCACCAACTGTCACAGGAACGTTGCTAGCAGTATGCGTGACATATTTGGCAGTAAGATTGTGCCCCTGAAGGGTGAGAAGAGTGATATTTTTGGTTTCAAGGTTCACGATGGCGAAGCAATGCGCACTGTTGGTGCGCGTTGTCTTGGCTGGGCTACTGTCCACGCTGAGAATGGCTTGTACGGGTGGAATATTGACGGCAGCACCATAGATGAGGTCGTCATGGCACCTGAAAGCCTTATGGAGGTCAATATAACCCGTCTCAATAGACCGTGGGCAAGGTTAATATGCACAACAAACCCTCAGTCGAATAGACACTGGTTGAAGAAAAACTTTATTGACAAGGCCGACGGGGTATTCATCAAGGAGTACTCGTGGAAGATAACTGACAACCCGCACTTGAGCGAAGACTACCTAGAGATGCTTAAGAAGACACTTCATGGAGTATATTACCGTAGGCTATATCTTGGGGAATGGTGTAGCGCTGACGGTATGATCTATCCATTTTTGAACGATTCATATCTTATTGGAGAGCCACCGTGCCCTACAGGGTATGTTGTAGGATTTGATTTTGGGATGCATCACAAGACAGCAGCGGTACTGATAGCTTATAACCACTACACTACACCTCCAGCGTGGGTTGCTGATGAATTCGTTTGTGAGGCTACTGAGGGTGAGATATTCACGCTAAATGACATGGTAAACAAGTTCTGGAAGTGGCTTGGGGGTAGACAGCCTGCGGCAATATACGTTGATCCATCAGCGCTGGTAGTCAAGAATGAGTTGCAATCAAAAAACCGTGGTATACCTATCCTAGATGCCAATAATGACGTAACAAATGGTATACATTGTGTTATGAGCATGATAAGTGGGCGGGAAGTGGCTATCAGCTCATCTTGCGAGCGATTGCTTGATGAGATGTACAATTATTGCTGGGACGCGAAGAAGAGTGATAGCACAGGTAGAGATATGCCCACCAAGGAGCATGACGACCTATGTGATGCGCTAAGGTATGCCCTATACAGCCACTGGGGAGATGATTGCCAGATCAGCAGGCACAAGCCTATAGCTGCACCACGCACAAGTATCAGGCAACACCATGACTTGCAGCCTGAGTGGTCTACAGGCTACTACGGTCGCTACTAGTCTTCCCACATGGTGTCTTCAGCCCACCCTGTTACCTCTTCCCCTTCCTCATCATCCTCTGGGCTGTCTGCAATCTCACCACCTTGTACCCGATAGCCTGACTGCATGTCGTGGATGATGGTGTCAAAAACAAAGTTATCGATATGCATTTAATCCCCCATGCTAGCGTTAAAGATTTGGTAATAAATAAAAACAATACCTAGCGTTCCAAGAACGTATGCAGTGGATCCAGTGCGCATTGCTACGCCAATCATGGCTACTGGAATAAAAATCCAGTTTAAATATCCGTACCATTCCATGCTATCCCCCTTATTTTCCTTCTAACTCACCCCTAAGGTCTACCGCTATCCCCTCAAGCTCTGCAAGCCACTCTCTTGCCACCTCAATATCGCTGGAGTAGATTTTGTATACATCATCGGCAATATCCATCACGCGGTGGTAGATATCATCCATCCGATCGCTACCCGTTTGCCCAAGTCTTGCCATTTGCCACCACCCACCCCCGCTTTGCCCTAGTTTTTACCAAAATTTCCAGATCCCATGGATCGGGGGTATCAGGATGCCCCGCCAACCCTGTTTATTTGCCCTA